ATCGTATCTTTGAACGGTCATATGCGTGTTTATATCATATGGCAAAACCTAATGCAAATAAATGCAATGTCAATCAGTGAAAACCCTAATAGACTTTGATTTTCTTTGTGGCATAGTTTGGTTATGAAACACACACTCACTCACGGAGCAAAATCAGAAAGTACGCACGAAGGCATTACGCGTACCTTTTCGTTGGAACGATACATTGATGAAAATGACGACGAAACTTTTTTAGTTATGATCACAACAACCGGCCTACATGAAGAACAGCAAGTCACAAGATTTACGCTAACCGCTATGGGCTATGACTTATTTTGCATGTTTATGCGCCATGCACCTCAAGAATTATTCAAGTACCCATCATGAAAAACATCATCCACTTCCAAAAGCCAAAAGAAATTGAACCTAAATGCTCATTTTGTAAGCGTTCAAAGTCTGAAGTTAGCAGCCTATTTCAAAGCGAGATCACCAGCGCATGTATTTGTGGCGATTGCGTAAAGCACTCAAAGACCAGGATTGAAGAAGAGTCAACCAATGACTAACGCCCAAGAAACCCTAGCCGCCCATACCGTTATCGGCTGCGCTCACCAGTGCATAGCTGACTCAGACGGTGTACTGCCATGCGACTATCATGCAAGCACCACGGCTGTGCTGTGGCGTGCGCTTGAGATTCAATTGGCTGGGGTGGCTATTGAGTCGTTATTGTTGGCTAGGGACGGGAGTTAATAATGTTTTGCACTAAACCTGTAAATCGTATTGCAAATAAAAAACACACTTGCACATATTGCAGCGAGCCAATCAATAAAGGCGAGAGTTACAACATGTGGAAGTCTGTCGATGATTCTTGGTTTACAAACAAGATGCACCATGAATGCGCTGACGATCTTAATGAATATGGCGATGGTGAATACAGCCCATATTGCAATGACAGGCCAGCACCATGAGCAGCTCTAACCAAATCTAACCAGTTCTAACCAAAACGCCTTAGAACTAGTTATACATTGCTAGAACTCAGGAAGAGCTAAAGCAGCTCGGCACCTGCACCTTATCGGAGTACCCGGATGGCCGACACTAGGCGGCTTATCCCAGCTAAACAGCTTTCCATTTAACTCTACGTGCTCAGGACGGACACGGCTATCACCCACGGTAGCCCATTCGTACTGCTTTACACCGATTGACTCAGCCCTTATCTGGGTTAAGCGTGCGTTTGCCCCAAGCACCTGGTCTTGGGCAATAAGCGTTGCCCGGTACTTGGTGGTATTAAACTGCTTCTGAATCTGATCAGAAACCTGCTTAACAGAGCTACCATTAAGCACACCCTGCTGGATAATTGTCTCAAGCTGGCCGTGATACTGAGTGCCAATCGACGTAACTAAACCCACATTTTGCTTAACCCAAGCGCGCTGCATATCGGCTAGCCAGGGCTCTGCCCGGTAGACATCCACACCAAGCAATGACCTACTAGCACCCGGCACCGATGGCGGCAACGTCACCCCCGTAGAAGCCTTAACCGCCATAATCAACGCCATATCATTGGTCTTGGCCAACAGCGCAAAGATGCCAGGTAAACGCAAGTCAACCACGCGCCCGTCAGACAGAATTGCATCCAGCAACAGCGCCATGACTACAGCCAAATCCTCAGCGTACCCGTCCCGCGTTAGCTCTGCCTTGGCTTGACCAAGTATGCTAGGTAGCTTAGGCAACACGATGCGACGCGTACTAGCTACGATCTGGCGGACGTACCAATTCAACAGACGAACGTACTCCCGCTCAACCTGATCGGGCGGCTTCAGCGTGGCAGTTTTCACGCTGGCATCCCGTCATCCTCTTCCTGCATGATCTGGATTGACGCATCCATCACATACTTACCCTCATCAATCAGCGTCTGGCGCAACTCTGACGGGTCAAGCGCCCCGGCAGTGACGTACACGGCGGCAGTGTCAGCTTTGATCTTTTCCTTCTCGGCTTCTAGCTTTTCAGTCTCAGCCTCAGTCTTTTCGTCAGGGATGTCCAATCCTTCGAACTCGATCAGGTAATTTTGCTCTGAAATGCCTTTGGCAATTGAAAGCAAAGTAACCAATCTGTCAATCGGCTGCAATAGCTGGGTGCGCTGCTTTTGTTCGATTGACGAATACCAGTTTTGCAAGTCCCCCGACTGTGAGTTATTCAGGCCCTTGGCCTGCTCACCCATTAGCAGCGTCTTAGGCATCCCCGTAACTGCGCTCAGAGCTTGGGCGAAGCGGTCAAGGATGTCAGGCACGCCTGAGAAGCTATTAGACGTTACCGTGTAATCGTCTAGCGCGTCAATGGCAATACTGTTAATGGCGTTGCGTGACATATCCAGCATGTTCAAACGATTAATCACCGCCTGTTGACCTCCTGGAGCCATAAGCTGCTGAGACAGGCCGGAGAACTTGGCAACGCCCTGTTGTGACTTCTCCAATAGCTTCTCTGCCCATTGATGACTCACGCCCAAGCGCTGCAACTGATACCAGCACTTAGCCAGCGCAGACACGCCCCACCCGTCCTGTAGGTCACGCATGGACTCAGGCACGAACTCACCCGCAAAGATCAAACAGCGAGACTCATGCACAAAGTAAGGCGTGGCATTTGACGGGCTAACTAAATAAGTCTTAGTCTCACCATAGCGCATGTCAGCCGGGTCGGTGTACTTTTCCATTCGGCTTACGTGATAGCGGTCATACACGCGCAGGAACTCAATATCTTGCACAGCGCGATCGTTCAATGGCTCTGCCAAGTCGCCACCGTCTTTGATGCCCATGACGATCATGGCACCACCGAAAATAGCTTCCAGTTTCAGCGCGTCTGTCAGTCGTTCATTGGCGTGCAACTCCTCAAGCCTCACCATAACAGGCGCGTAGGCTGACTCCTCTTCTGACTCATCTTCGCCTTCTACCTCAATGCAAAACCCCGCCCTGGTCATATCCGTGGCAGTCACATCCACAATGCGCCTAGCGAAGCCGTCGCCAATGTATAGGTCAGTTAGCTCCATCTCTGAGAAGTAACGCACCGGAGATGCTTTGTTATAGCTGCTGGAGTCACGGCTAGAGCCGAGAGCCGAAATTGCGTTAAGCCACGGGCCATCGGTTCTTACTGATTCAATAGAATCTTTCCTTGGCCTTCCAACCGGTCTACCTGTTGGCTTAGTCATAAATATATTCCCATGTTAGTTTGTATGCAGTTGCTCGCTTGCCTTTGCAAACGGCTGAAATTTTGCTATGTGCGGCACTTTTAAATCCTGATTCTTTCAGCCAATTTACAGCATCTTTCATGACGTTAAAAATCATTCCATTGCTGCATTTTACTTTTCCTCTGTGCGTATTTTTCATGTTAATTTTAGACTCAATATCATCTAATGAATATGACCATCTAAGCATGTATGCAATGGTTATTGATCCAGAGCAACATGAACAAATTGACGAAGAAGAAGCTTTTGGATGACCGTTTAACTTTAGCCATGTAACAGCCTCCCTTATGCCTTTGAACTCCATGCCATTGGAGCAAAACAAATATTTACACCGCCATGATTGAGCTGCTTTTAATTTTCTTTTTATTGCTTCACTACGTTTTTTACCAGTGTTTTTTGCAACTATTTTTTCTATTGCTTCTTTTGAAGGTTTTCTTCATTTGTTGATTAAATACAATTTTTTTTTGTGTTCTTCGCTCATTTTCAAGCCACTAACTCCATCACCGCCGCTTGTGATGTTGGCTAACTTGCATCCGAAGTACCTAAGTTCAAGAATTGCATCTTTTTCACATTGGAAAGCTTCATCTTCTGACAATCCATCAAAAACTATGTCTACTTTATATCCGTGCTTATTTGCAATGTTGTGCCAAAATTGATTTCTGTTTGACATTGACCATGCTCTGTTTTTCTTTCCTTTGCCAACATAAAAAACGCGATTGTCTGTAGCTCTGCGATGCAGATACATGTAATAGATGTCTTTTTCTTCCATGTCCTTATTTTACCCTATTACCATAATAAATACAGAACTTCATTAGGGTAAACACTTATAAAAATAAATGCGGAAACCCGGTTTAACTTGATTCTTTGCGCTACAATTGACACATCAGCAACCAACTAGGATGAACGAAATGACAACTTACACATACACAGCAGTTACATACAACGGCGTTAAAGGCTTCTTTGCTGAAAAACGCATCGACGGCGTATACGAAGGAAAAATGTTCGGAAAAACAAAAAAAGCAGCAATTGCAGCATTCGACGCAGATTAATCAACCGCCCCACGGGGCATTTAAAGGAAAACCATGAAAACACCACACAAACACGCGGAACTCATCAAGGCTTGGGCTGATGGGGCAGAGATTGAGTGTAGATCGCCAATTACTGATTGGGGTTATTGTGCTCCTGAATGGGATGTGCGATGTGAATACCGCATCAAACCAGAGCCTAAGCCTGATGTTGTTCGTTATGCAACAACTTGGTTTAGCACTGTAGAAGATGATCATTTACTTAGTCAAATGCTAACGGAAATCATAACGTCATCAGACAACATCAAACTAACTTTCGACGGCACAACAAACAAACTAATCACAGCAGAGTTAATCTAAATGCACATCAAATTCAACAAAAACGGCCTGACTAAAGAAGTCAAAGTAGGCTTTAGCTGGACAATCTTTCTATTCGGCGCTTTTGCATTGCTTATCCGCAAGCAATACGGACTCGCATCAGTTAGCCTATTTAGCTTCGGACTGGCAAATTTTTACTTTATCTTTGCAGCCAATCGGATGCTAGCCCGCCAGCTAATTGAAGATGGATGGACTAGCACAGAGACAATGCCAGCTAAGTGGGGGATTGTGCAATGAGCGCGCATACGCCTGGGCCGTGGACGGTAGCTAATGGGAAAATCGTAGGTAACGGCTATAACATTGCGTCAATCAATGGAAGCGCCACCAGCGAAGGCAAAGCTAATTCAGCACTTATTGCCGCAGCGCCTGATTTGCTAAAGTCTCAAACAATGGGGTCATCATTAAATACGCCTGACTTTCTTGACTGGATTGCAGACCGTCTTGTAGGTGTTTATGGCGAACCTGAATGTATTGATTTTGTTGCATCTTTGCGTGAGCGATCTAAATCTGGACGCGCCGCTATCGCCAAAGCCACCGGCCAATAACCAAAGCCCTTCGGGGCTTTTTTTACGACCAGACTGACCAGCTAACAGAGCCATTTTCCAGGTAAGCCATGATGAGCGCGTCAGCCAGATTAGGAGACGATACACCACGCTTTTTCATGTCTGCCTTAGACTCGACCTTTACCTTACCATTCATGTAGTCTCGCTGTGGCTGCGATAACTCGGCGCATAGCTTGTCTAAGCCCTTGAGGCTACCCGACAGGCTAATCAGCTTGTCTTTGTCGTGTGGCTTGCCATTTACCGCGTTATATGTGTTGCGGAACCGATCAGCAACTAACCACCACGCCTGAGCCTTGGCGTTGTAAAACATGTCCTTATTTGTCTTCCCTGGCATGTAATCAAGATCAGGATTTACCACGGCACCGCCAGCGTTAAACCCCTCTGTTTGCACGCGGGTAAATCCCCGGTGAAGCTGATCTAACTCTGATTGCTGCAACAGCCTGAATTGACCCTTGGCACCAGCTCCAACGCCAATATCATCATATCGTAAATACTCTACGCTCATATCTAAGCATCTAGCGTGCGCGTGAGCTGCTGCGCTTACCGGATCTTTGTCGCGCCATTCTTCGGCGTGAGTGGCTACGATGCCTTGCCTAAAAATCAAAGCGTTAGCGTCTGGCCCTTCGTCGGCCACATCAAACCCGCCTTCTTTTCGCCCGCTTGGCTCGATGCCTAGCTTTATGTGCGCATCAACCGCTGCGCTAATCCAAGCGGGCTGTATTACTGACAAATCAGAGTTAGCGACAGGCTCACCACCGTAGATATGCCGATACGCCTCAAAATCAGTCTCCCGCATCAACTCCATATCGTCCTGCAACTCTTTAGGGAATCGCGGGTTTTCGGTGTAGTTTATTTTCTTGACAATGCAATAACGCTTACCGTCTTTATAGTCTGGGTATTGTCGATTCAATACAAACCGTTTGTGCGTTTCGTCAAGGATAGACTTAGGGTTGTAGCTTACCCATAGCTCAGACCCATCCTTACGCATGGTAGGTATAACCGCGTCCCACGACTCCTTAGAAACCGCGTCAGCCTCTTCGAACCAAGCGCAGTCGAAGTCTGAGAAGCCTTTTAGCTTTTGACTGTCAAGGCGTTTTTGGTTTGACCTAATACCGCTGAACCGAATGACACCACCAGACGCGGGGCATTCAATGTGAGTCTTTAGAATTCTGAAAAAGTGACCAAGGCCGCGCCGTTCAATGTCAGCCACGAACTCTTGATAAACAGAATCAGCAATCGACTCCATCAATTCGCGGAAGGCCACCACGCGCCACCCGTGGCAAAGCACGTTATTAGTCAGCAGGCTTACGAATGTGCGAGTCTTGGCGCTACCCCGGCCACCGTAGGCCACTTTAAACCGTGCGTCTTGTAAGTACTCACGGTAAGCCGGGAAAATGTCAGTAGGTAACTCTGGCGCCGTCATTAACCGACAATGTTATAGACCGGGCGCGGGATAAGTGGCGTGCCATTAGCCCCCGTCACTTCCTGCCGCTCAATGTAATGCCCCATGACCTTACCGCGTAGCTGCTCGGCGTTTATAGCAGCTTTAATGTCCTCAAGCTCCAGCGCTATACCCTTGAGCCTTTTAAGCTCCTCAAGGTGCGCCTCACGCGTCAGAACGGCATTATCAGCACCACGCTCGCGCAGCTCTTTCACCCTTTCCCTAACGT